TCAATCACAAACATGACTTTGGGACGTTCACCTTCAGGTAGGGCTTTGTAGTCGCTCATGAATGTACTAATGGTCTTGGCCACATCGTCAATCATGGCCATGCTCAACTTCAACAGTTTGCTTTCATCTGTGTCTACACCCAGTGCCTTGAGCCAGTTTTCGTCTAGTGCGTTCTCACTATCAATCAACACCACAAAAATGCCTTGTTCTTGTGCGTTTTTGATAATGTTGCCTGAGCAGATGTAACTCTTGCCTGCTCCTGAGTCACCAGCAAACACCGTGACCTTGCCCAAGGGAATGCCACGATGGAAGTCTCCTGAGATCAAGTAATTTAGCGCATAGTTACCTGTTGAGATCCAGTCTGTGGGATCGTTAAATCCGATTGACAGTCCGTCAATACTTTTTGTGATTTCCTTGCGGAACTTGCTTACGTCAAATGGTTTTCCCATGTTTGTCCTTTTAAAATTTAATACTTGCTCGATTATTGTCTCGAGAATTTCTAAACAATATTTTTCTATACTCAAATAAATTTTTTGATATATCTACTACATTGGCAATAGGCAATTGATCGGTTATCAACGGAACATTGTGTTTTTGTGACCATGCTACTGCTTCTTGACTAAAAGGGATAGTTTGTGGCTTTTTTAAATTTAATTGAAATGAAAATTCTAATTGTTCATAGTTGTAGTGGTCAGAGTATTTGAGATCATCATCAAAATATTCAAATTTGTTGTAATACTGTCGACCAACATACGTGTATCCAAAGCTGAAATTTGTAACATTGTTATTTGATATAATACTATCAATAAATGGATTGTCAAATACGTTCCACTTATTATCTGCACTAAATTCTAAATTTTGTTTGGTAAATGATCCTTCCAATTCATGCACTGCTAAATTTACTTCTTCGTATGGATACAAATATCCTAACTTGTCCAGCAGCGGCAGTGTTTTTACTACACGGATTTCGTCTGGGTATTGCTCGTGCAAGTTATTACCAATGGCAGCAACTCTTGAATTGTTATTAAATCTTAAGTTATCAATATCAGCAGTTTCATATTGTGATTGCACCCAATCACAGTGTATTTTATTTAAAAAATCTTGATCTAAATAATTTTCTAAATTGCTGTGTTGATCAAACGATCGACCAATCAAGTCATACAACATTTCATTGGTCTTTGAAATGGACCAATGTAAATGCGTGATTTGTTTGTCTAGTGCTCTAAACAACGCACGGTTGTTTGAAAAACTATTTTGATTTTCTTTGTTGACTTTTTCAACAAAAAATTCAAATAATTCGTGATTACTAACCGTTTCGAAAGGCAGGTAATCACCAGATTGATCAAATACTAAAAAAAATTTCATTTGTTTTTAGGTAAGTGGGCCATTGGCCCACTTATCATTACTTGGCTTGACGGCTACGAATCATGGCCAAGATGTCCTGGGCATTTTTGCTGCCTTCTGCAGGTCGAGCCACTGGTGCGGCTGCTGTAGGAGTGTCGTCTTCGTCAAAGTCACTTGCTGGTGCAGGTGTTGCTACTTTAAGTGCAGGCTTGGCCGCTGGTGCAGGTGTGTCTTCATCCACCGGTGCGGCTCCGGTGCCACCAGGTGCTTGTATACCTGCAGGACGGAAGTACTGACCCCAACGTTCTGTGTCGTAAGGTTGTCCATCCACTGACGCTTCAAACATCTCTTTGATGACCTTGAGCTCCACATCACCTGGTCGCTTGGGCAAGAACGTGCTCAAGTCATACAGGCCATGCGTTTCAATGGCTGCCTGTTCAGCTTCGGTAAGGGCAGACTCTTTACGTGCCCACTTGCTAGTGTTGTAGTCAGCAAAACCACCTTTGGCAGTTTTAGTGATGCGGAAGTCCAAGCCACGCAATACATCTGTGGGCAATTCTTCCAGTTCAGGATCCATCAGCGCACCCTTGATGATGGTAAAAATTTGTGGTCCGATGATGAAACGTCGGATGGGATTTTCTGGAGTCTTGTCTTCACTCAAGGGGTTTTCACGCACAAAACCTTGAAAGATGTAACTGCGCTTTTTCCAGTACTTGCGACCCATTTCTTCAAGGCTCTTGTCCTTGAACCAGGTGCGTACTTCTGCAAGAATAGGACATGCTTCGCCCCACATTTCCACACAAGGTACTTGCACGTACACCTGTTTGGAATCCCCCTCGCCTTTGATGCCAGCGAAAGGCAAACGAATCATTGCTCGTTCTTGCCAGAAAAATGTGTTTTTTGTATTTGCGTCGGGAAGGAATCGCAGTGTTGCACTTTGTCCTTCTTCCATGTTCCAATGGGCGTAAATGGAGTTGTCTCCACCTGTTTGTCCGCCGCCTTTGTTGCCTTCTGCTGCCTGTAGTCGTGCTCTGATTTCTGCTAATGATGCCATAGTTTTTCTCCTTAATAAGTTGCCTATGTTATGTTGCCTATCTAAATGTTTAGATCTCTGTTGCCTGTAACTCACAAACAAAAAAGCGCAAACACTGTAGTAGTATATGCGCCTTTTGTCTACGTGTCAAGTGTATTTATGTCATCTGAGCAAAGCCAGCGATTTTATTCTTGCCAGAAGTGCATCGCCTTCTTGAGTAGGGGTTTCTTGGCCTTCGTAGTAGGAACCGGTCATGGCTGTGTTAGATTCCAATGCTAACATATTTTTCGCGATTTCTTTTCCAGATCCGCCAACTGCATCACCTAAACCTTGTGTGGCGGCTTGAGCCGCACTTTTGACTATCTTGGAAGTTGTAGAGTCTTCGTCAGTTTCTTCTTTGCCGCCTAGTTTGTCACCTGCCACTCCACCAGCTGCACCCCCTAATGCACCACCAACAAATTGCCCAATTTTTTCACCGGCCATATTTCCAGCAATTTGCCCTGCTGCGCTTCCGATCGGGCCGCCGGCTGCACCAACTGCACCACCTAGAGCTTGACCAATTTTACTACCAAGTGCGCCGCCTGCAAGATCGCCAGCCATTGCTCCAGCAGCACCACCTGCCACTGCACCTTTCCATCCATCAGTAAGTTTCCTAGTATTTTGCACAATCTCGTTGTCTTCAAATTGCTTTTTGAATCCAGCAACTGCATCAGAAGGATTTGGTGTTACATATCCTACAGCCTGTCCAGCCAGCCCAGTTAATGAATTTGGATCACCTTCGTACATGCCGCCACATTCGGCTAAACCATGAGCCGGGCAGTATTCACCTTCCATAGTATAGTTGCATTCACTGACTGGTTCAATCATTTTGGTAACAAGGTTTTCATTCATGCCAATGTCTTGGGCAAAACGATCACTGACCCATTCATGTGGATCGCCATCGCGACCTTTTTTTGTACCATAGGGCATGTCATCAAAATAGTAGTCATACAGTGCGTGGAACAAATGATCACTCATGTCACCAGTTTGTTCAAAGTCTTTGACATCACGACGGAACGTGTCTTTGATGTGTTCCAGTGTGTGGCCTGTAGAATCTGTCAACACACCTTCGTTCACGGGCACGCCAGCATGTTTCAGCATGCGAGCCAATTCTGCATCTTCCACAAATGTTGCTGTGTTGTCGCCTTCGGTCATGTCATGCTGTAATCGTTGTTTGATATCACGTTTCATGGATCCAACATCTTGTTTGTTCAACACACCTGACTTGGTAATTCTAGGACGCACTTTCCATTGCATTGGATCGTACCCCATTTTATGGAACGGTCTTGGGTAGTGCATACTTGGACCTTGTTCAACACTGTCAGCAGTTTTGTCGCCAAACTCTTGACGAATTTGTGCAATGACTTCTTCTGCACTAAGATACTCGTCCTCATCATCCCCAGGATATTCTTCTGGATCAGTAGCATCTCTATATTGGTCAATCAAATCCTTAAGGCGTTGTTTCTTTTCTGGATCCAATGCTTCTGCCATGTCTTGTTCTTTTACCACGGGTGCTGTGTCTTGTTCAACATCAGAGGGTTCAGCTTGAGTGCTTTGAGGGGTTTGAACGCCCAGTTCAGCCAGTCTACGTTGCACATCTGAGTCGTCCCAGCAGTTGGCACGGCCTTGACTCTTGTCGGCCAAGTCATTAAGGATGTCAAACAGCTCATCATCGCCTACCAAGTTGTACAACTGCTCTGTGGCATTCACAGCGTCAGGGCCTACAATCAGTTCACCAGCCATCAACTGGTTGAGTTTTTCCTGTTGCTCAGGAGTTTCCGGCAATGCCCAGGTACCTTCACTGAGATTGTTGATCCAGTTTTCAAATATTTTGGCTTCTTTCATGTTGTTTCCTTGTTGTTGTATCTTGGCCAGTGTGGGCAAGGCAGCTTCAATTCTAGCGTCCAGGGTCTGTTCCACAAACAGGTCGCGTAGATTTTCTACCAGGGCTTCGGCTTCGCCAGTTTGATCAGGAGCCCAGGTTTCAAAGTATGCTTGATAGCCACGTGAGCTGCCAAGATGTTTGACGGTTTCTTGTAAGTTGTGATAGTACTGTCGTGCGCTTTCCACCAGCTCTTGTGTGACACCTTCGTACACACGATGATGTTGCGCACGATTGAAACGACTGAGCACAGCCATTTCGCTCACAATTTCTGTGATGTGGTTGCCACGTATGTCATAGGGACGACCACCCGAACGCACATGTTCCAGCATGGCTCTGCCGCCTGCTAGGCTTTTGAATGGCAAGCGGAAACGTTCTTGGTCAGCTGTTTCAATAAACAAACTTTCCACATAGCGAAAACGCTTGTCTTCTTCGCCCAGCACACGATTGTGATTGATCACCAGTCGAGCTTGAGTCTGCTCGCCCATGTAGCTCACACGGCGGTTGCCATAGTAGCCTTCAAACAGGCCTTCTTTGATGGCAGCAATGCCGGCCAAGGTGTGTTTGAGTTGATTGATGTCTCTAGGACTCCAGGTGGCCGAGTGACTGGCTGCTTTGTTGCTGAGTCGTTCCAAGAATTCAAACCACTCTTGTTTGTCGTCAGGGTCCATGCCTCGACCCAGATTGTCACCGTAAAACAAACTGAGATCGTTGTCAGCTACCACCACCACTGCTGTTCCGTAATTTTTGCCGGTACTGGCCACGTAGTCAAATTTCATGGTTTTGGCATCGCCTGCTTCTGCGGGCTGGCCCTTGTCGTCAAAATATTCTGGATCAAAGTTTTTTGTGACCAAGAAATCGGCTAAATCTTGAGGTAATGCTTCCATTGTCATAGTGGTGTATTTAGCGCATCATTGATATGAACGGCATGGGCTCTATCACGTTGTCGCCGTGGTCTTTCATGTGTGTGTCCAGTTCTGCATGATAAGTTTGCAGCAGCATCAGCATGCGCACCACCAATAGTGAACTCATCACAAGATCGTCTGTTTCTCCAGGTTTGGCAGCATAACTACCACCTGATGCAACAAAAGTTTTGAGTTCACTTATCAGGGGTCTACTGTACAGTCGCATGCGCCCAGATTCCACCAGAATTTTGAACTTGTTGCAGGCTGTGAGTTTGGCCTTGTTTGTGGTGTTAAACCCTTTGCGGAACCTGCGTCCTGTTGTGCCTGTCACTGAATTGTCACTGAGGAAGTAGCCTTTTATATTTTCTTCGCCGTACTCGTTAATGCTGATCAAGGCAGCTTCACCAATGGTGTTGTTTTCAATGCTGTAATAGATACTTTTGACATCCTGTACTGTTTCGTTAAGGTGGCGACAAACATCAGACAGTA